AAAAAATGAAAACCCGCAAGCCGCAACGGTTCGACTTATCGAGGGATTTAGTGGTGGTAAAGCCATTTAAATTTAACGGCAAGCCTATGAATGCGGGTTTTCAATTCCACTTTAAGGACGCGCAGTTTTCACTAACCCCGGCAAAAGCACGCGCAATGTTTGAGGCGGGCTTATTGCGGCATCCAGACGAGCTTACAGTGGCGGCTTTACCTAGCCCTTACATTGTAAAAATTCCTAGCACTGGCGAAGAGTTTAACTTGTTTGATATGCCCTTTAAAAAGCTATCCGCTCTCATTCAAGAGCTTGGCTTTAAGCGCAGCAACAACCGGGAATCGCTGCAAAAACAGGTATGCGAGCATTACAGCTTGCCGTATCCGCCAGCGAAAGAAGAGCCAGAAGAAGACGCCGAACAAGATTCTGAATCATTAGAAGATGCAGCAAAGGCCTTAGAAAAAGACGCCGTTGCTGTTTAGTTACAAAGGATTAAACGCATGGCAACGACTAAATATTTTTCCGGCCAGTTATCACCTTTTGGCGGCGATTCAGGAACAGGTGGCTTTCAAGGTGTAGTGCCAGCCCCTTTGCCCGGCGATGCAACCTTGCGTAATGAATACCTTCATGCAAGTGGTGTCTGGAAGTCTTTAAGCAACGCTGATTGCCTTTATATAAATGGCCTTGGCGATAGCATCACAGCATCGTCTGTGATGTCTACTGTTTACCCTAGCACGATTAAACAATGGACTCAAAGTGAAGTTGTCCCCGCTCGTTCCTTGCGGCAGAATGGCGGCTATTTCTTTTACACCGCATCGGGCGGAACTACTGCTAGTTCTGGATCAGGCCCTACCCGTACAAACATAGGGTCAACAGATGGAACTGTTACTTGGATAAATCAGCAAGTTACAACCCAAACGCAAAACCATTCTTATCTTTATTACACTGAAATATTAAGCAATGGCCGCTTAATTTGGGATACATCAACGGGATATAACGGCGCACCAGGCGGGGCAGTCAAAGCAATTGTTGTGAACGGCGGCTCTAATTACAGCGCCCCTACGCTGGTTAATACCGATGGGATTGAAGCAACCTTTACGCTTTCAAATGGCGTTATCACTGCAATCAACATTCTGTCGCCTGGCAACGTAAACAACGTAGGTGTTTTCCCGACCATTAGCGATCCTACTGGTAGCGGCGCGGTGATTAGTTGGGTCTTTTATCCTAGCGGAACCTTTGGTGTTTCGGGGAGTACAACGGCTGGAATGGTTGCCCGCTTGCCGGATGTTATCGCAAGTAAAAATGATATCATTGTGGTTTATGGCGGCACAAACGACTTAACGCAGGACGTACCAGCGGCAACAATCTTTGCTAACTTGCGCACCTGTTATGAGCGTTTAATAGATGCTGGCAAAAAAGTTATTGCCGTTCCTATTTCGCCTAGGTCTGGTCTCACTACGGTGCGTCAACGCACCATGAATCGCGTTAATACGCTTATTGTAGATTATTGTGCGCGAAAAAGTTACATCAACCCATTAGGCTATAGAGATATTGCTCTTGCCGATCCCCGCGTTTACTTGACGGATGGAACATCGGATAACGTGCCGATTGGCGGTGCGTCAAACGTTGTAGGGGCGATGACCTATGACGGCCTGCATCTTTCCGCACGCGGCGCTTTCTATCAAGCTATGACAATTATTGCGGCTGCGGAACGTTGGATTGCAAGACCTCAGACAGCGGGAATGCGGGCGGCAACTCAATTTGACGCTTATGCAGCAAGCGACAATCCGACCGGGAATCTATTAGAAGCATATCCTTGGACAGCAAACACGGCTGTCGCTGTTGGTGACTTGGCGCGGAACGATTCGCCCGCCCGGGTTTACTATTGCACATCGCCCGGAACAACTGCTAGCAGCGGCGGACCAACAGGAACGGGAAGCAGCATAACCGATGGAACTGTAACGTGGGCTTTCGCACACTTAGCAGGCATGTCTGTTTTCAATAGCGGCACAGGTTCCGCGCCATCAGCGGCGGCTGGTGTTACCATCACGGGTAACTTAGCGGGCGGCTATTTCATGCAGCGTAACAGCGGCACAGCAGCTGGAACTTTAACGGCGGCGATTGAGTCACCGTGGAGCAACGGTCAAGTTGGCGCACGGCAATCATTGGCATTCTCTTTAGGCTCTGGAACTTCAACGGATTTGTGGCTGTTGCAATTTGGCAGCTATGTCTATCAGCGTTATGGTTTATTGCCTGCTGATTTAGCAAACACACTTGTTGAGTTTGAGGTAGAATTAGAGGTTTCAAACCTTGCAAACTGCAATGGCATTTACCTACAATTGTATTCGGATTACGCATCAAGCCCACCTAACGATTTCATTGTAGCGCAAGCAGGAGCGCTTGGTGGCGGTTCTGGTCTTAATGCAACCTTGCCGAATAGCTCTGGTGAGATGCTTAGCTATCCTAATAATGGTCTCATGACTATTCGTACAAAACCAGTGCGGTTGCCACTTGATTTGTCAACTTTATCAACATGGCTATTCTTTAGTTTTAACGCCAGCGGCGGCGCTAACAGCGCAACGGGTACGTTTAAAATAAATCGTTTTGCCTTTAGAAAGGTCTTATTATGATCGGCGTTTATAAATTCGCAGCTGTAAAAGAAAAGATTCAAGATCTGATTGCTCAGGGTCTTTATGATGACAACATCAATCGTGATTTTTACGATTTCTTAAAGCTCAATAAAACTGTGAAGCTAAAAGATAAAGAAGCAGAATTCGTAAGCCCTGCCTCTGCTGAATCTTTAAAGGATGCCTTTGAGCAATACATAGCTGATTTTGAAGCCGCAGGCGGCGACAAAGAAGCTCGCCTTTTAGAAATTGAAGCGGGCTTTGTTGAAATATTAAACGCTCGCTTAGGATAAAAAATTATGGCTGCTTTTAACAAGTTTAATGCCTTTGTAGAGGATTTAGCGGAAAGGGTGCACAACCTAGGCGCTGATACTCTAAAGGTTATGCTTACGAATACCGTGCCGCTTGCGACGAATTCTATTCGCGCCAACCTGACGGAAATAAGCGCGGGCAACGGTTACACGGCTGGAGGAAACAGTTGCACGATATCATCAAGCGGACAAACTGCTGGTGTTTACAAGTTAGTCCTGGCCGATACAATTTTTACGGCAAGCGGCGGCAGCATCGGACCATTCCGTTACGCGGTGCTTTACAACGATACACCGACCTCACCAGCCGACCCGCTCATTGGCTGGTATGATTACGGCGCGGCTGTAACTTTGCTTGACGGCGAAACGTTAACTATTGATTTTGACGCCACAAACGGCGTTTTAACGGTCACATGATATGTCAAATGACATCACCCTTCCAGGCACGGGCGCGGTAGTTAATACCCGCCAGCAATCTGATCTATCACATAATCAGGTTGTTGAAGTTGACGGCGAGTTATTAACAACCCTGCAAAGTTTAACCCTGGCATTGAATAATATCTCGAAATCAATTGGCCTTATGATGCCGGATGCTTCAGGCCGGATGCGCGTTTCTTTAGATGCGGCAACAAACACAGGCAGCATAGGCAACATTGGCACGGTGACTACTGTTACTGGGGTCACTACAGTGACAAACGTGACAGCGGTTGCAAGTTTGACAAACCAGATTTCAATCGGCAGCTTTAACGCAAACGATCAAGTTCCCGCACTCATGAATACAGCGGTCCGCCTCAATAGACAACTTATCACAGTGAGCTAACCCATGCCGACAACCGTAAATTTACGCAAAATTCTTGACAGAAAACAGTTTGAGTTTGCAACGCCTGCTCCAGTAGCTACTGCTGCTGGTATGTGTATTTGTTCAAGCCGCCACTATAGGCAGCAGCAGTTATATTTAACCAGCAACACTGTTGCTTATATTTTTAACCCATTAGAAGATGGATTTACTCAGATACCATCCCCGGCTCTTGCTGGAACTTTTGGAGCAGGAGCGGCGGCTGTTTCTTCGGCAGTCGGTCCGTCCGGCACGGCAACAGGTGGCTCAACAACAACGGTTGCAACTGGCTTAAACTTACAGCGGGATTTACGCGGCTATTCAATCCACATTACGGGCGGTCCCGGCGCTGGTGACGTGCGAACGATTGCTAGCAATACATTAGGGGCAACTGCTACAATCACTGTTACCAGTGCTTTTAGCGCCACAATAACTTCCTCCTCTACATATCGCCTATTGACGCCGCGTTGGTACGTTGTTGGCGCTGGTACGCTTGCCTCAGGCTCATTTAAACATTACGACCTAGCAACAAACACATGGACAACCTTAGTAAACACGGGATTGCCTGCAACGATTGGTACGGATAGCAAGTTGGTTTCAACGCCTAGCTGGATTCTGACGGGCTTTAACTCTTTTGCAACAGGAACCGCAACGGCTGGAGCTGGAACAACTTTAACAAACAGCGGCAAGGCATGGACAACAAACCAGTGGGCAAACTATCAAGTGCGCATCACCGCTGGTACTGGCTTAGGTCAAATAAGAACGATTGCAAGCAACACAGGAACGGTTTTAACTGTTTCAGCGGCTTGGACTACAAACCCAGATGCAACGTCTCAATACTCCATTGAGGGTAACGACGATTTTATTTATTATATGGGTAACAACGCTGTTACTCTTTATCGTTACAGCATTAGTGCCAACACTTGGACAACTTTATCGCCGGGGGCAGCACGAGCGGCAGCGCCGGGCGCGGGTATGTCTGGCCATTGGGTTTATGCGGCAACGGATGCGGCTTGGACGGCGGAGAACGCAATCCTTAACGGCAGGCGTATTTACTCTTTCCGGGGCGGCGGCAGTGCTGTTTTAGATTATTACGATATCGCAGCCAACACATGGGTTAGCGGCGTGCCGTATAGTCCCTTAACGGAAACGTTCACCACTGGGACTAAGTACGTTTATTATAAAGACTTTCTTTATATAACAAAAGAAAACACCGGGCGTTGGTTTAAATTCAATATCGTGACTGGTGAAATGGATGGATGGGGGACAATGCTTTACCCGCAAGGAACGGCTGTTGTCGGTGATACTGCTTTTGATGTCACCTATGTCGACGGTGCAACAGAGGTTGAATTTATTTATATGCTGCTCAACACTTCAAGTGTGATGTTGCGGCAATTTGACATATGAGTTTGTTATTACTTTTTAATGGAGGCGCTGGCGGAGGCGGCAATTCGTACACCCTGCCCACAAATCCGGGTGACTTTGTATTCTCTGGTATCCCCGTTAATATTCTTGCTGGAAAAAAAATAACAGGGGATGCAGGCGGCATAGCATTAACAGGCGTTAATGCCCCACTATTATTAGGGAAAAGAATTTTTATAAACTCAGCATCATTTACATCCAGCGGCGTTGATGCTTCCACGGTTATCAATAGAATATTAAATGCGAGTTTAGGCGCTTTTAATTCTGTATTTTTTGGCGCATCTATTCTCATTGGAAAAAAATTTCTTGCTGCTGGCGGCGCGTTTTCTGCTGTAGGCACTGCCATCTTACTGCGCAAAGGATTTGTTTTAAAATCAGACCAAGGAACTTTTACGCGGTCAAGCCCTAATGTGGGTCTGTTTTTTCAGCGGCTGTTAAGCGGTGAGCGTGGAACGTTCACTATAAGCGGAATTGATATTTTATTTCAGCGAGCCGGGCAACCGCCAAGCTATAGGCGTGTAAAGACTATTTTTGAATCTAGATTTATTAAAGTCAATCCTGTATTAAGAAAGGTAAGCATTGAGTTTTTAGAACGAATTGTGAGGGTAAAATGACATTGCTACAATTCCCGGCTAAAGATTCAGACGAAGTTCTCGACTATCAAATAGACTGGGCCGCGAATTTAGCCGCTGGCGAAACTATTTCTACCTCAACATTTACGGTTGATAATGGCCTTACTATCCAGAGCCAATCAAACACCACAACAGTAACTACCGTATGGCTTGCCGCTGGCACAGAGGGTTTGACCGCAAAGATTCTTAACCGGGTTACTACATCAGGTGGGCGCACCATGGATCAGACCGTCACCTTGCCGATTAGAAAAAAATAAGCGACTCGCTAAAATCCAGCCACTGTATTCCCTTGACGCATTCGCTTCTGATAGAATCGGTTAAATTCATAGGTATTAATCATGACTTGGACATTCAGCGGCGATCCGTCATATTCCTTACTCGACCACGTTCGCAGCCTGATAGGCGATATTGATTCTACGGATCAGCTTGTTAGCGATGAAATTATCAACTTCCAGTTAACGCAAAATGCTAACGATGTTTTTCTTGCGTCTGAGGCTGTTTGTTTGGGGTTGGCCGCTAAGTTTGCCCGCAAGGTTGATACCTCTGTTGAATCGGTGCGCGTTGCCTATAGCAGCCTTCATAAGCAATACATTGAGATGGCGCGGCGCTACAAGCAGCAGGCGGCGAACTCCTCCTCTACATCGGGCGGCGGCGGCATTGGTATTCCTATTGTTGCTGGGATTAGTATTTCTGAAAGCGATTCGCTCAAAGAAGATTCAGACCTGATACAGCCGCGTTTTGAGCGCGATCAGTTTGATAATGATATGTCCTATGAGGATAGCCGCTGGAGGCGCAACCCATGACAACGCTTGCCCTTGCATCGTATCAGCTTTTACGTGACCTTGGCAAAACGTACAGCCTAAAAAAAAATGCTACTGGCGCATATAATACGGGAACCGGGCAATCAACTGTTACGGTCACAAGCTCAGACTTTACCGGGAAGCTCATAGAATACCGCAACAATGATGTTGATGGTACGAATATACAACGAGGCGATAGGCGCTTGCTGGTTTCCGCTGCATCCCTTGCAAGCGGCATCGTGCCTGAAAATCAGGACGTTGTGACGGGTGACGGCAACGACATGAATATTATCTCTGTGCAAAAGATAGAGGAAGGCGGAACCGTTGTTATTTATCTGTGCCAGGTGCGCACATGATAAAGGGAAACTTTGGCGATTTTAGCAATCAAATAGGCAAGCTCATTGATGGCTATAAAGGCCGCATGGATGCTCTGGTGCAAACGGCAACGTTTGATTTGTTTGAAACAATTGTAAAAAGGACGCCGGGACCCGGTAACAGCATTCAGAAAAAACCCGCGCCGGGAACACCTACCGGATTCTTGCGCGGCTCTTGGTATGTCTCAATTGGTAGTGATAGCGGTGCAAGCAAGGGCAGACCGGACCCATCGGGCGGTGTCACTATTGCCTCAATTAATGCCGGGCTAAGCAAGGCAAAAGCGGGCGATACCATTTACTTTCTCAACGCGGCAAAGTATGCGCTGCGCTTAGAGTTTGGGTTTGTTGGCACTGATAGTTTGGGGCGCACCTACAATCAAGCGCCGCGCTCTTTTGTGCGCTCCTCTGCTGCTGAATTCCCTAAGATTTTAGCGGAAGCCGCGCAGCGTATAGCGGCGAAGGCTTAAGAGCATGAGCGCATTCACATCCGCACGAAAAGCCCTAGAGGCGCAGCTAGCCGGAACAGCTGGGATACCCGCCGATGCGGGCGTGCCGCGCATTGCATGGGATAACGTAGAATTCAAAGTTCCTAATAAGCTAGCCTGGCTGCGCTCAACCTTCCAGCCGATTGATAGGCGCACTGTTGCTGTTGGCGCTAATGCCCCGTACTTGCATCAAGGCTTATATCTGATTGATTGCTACGCTGCCCTTAATGGCGGCCCCAATGCCGCCGATGCGCTGGCTGATTTAGTGCTTGCCCGGTTTTCTCACGGCCTAGGATTAACAGACGGCGGCTATACTGTTAGAATACGATACGCAGAGAGAAATCAGGGCATTGTAGATGCCCCGTGGTATTTCGTACCCGTTACGGTTTCCTGGTATCTCTACGAGCATTTATAAATTTAAAGAGGAGTACGGGATATGCCG